CTTGAGGAAGATAGTAATCTCACTCAAAATTTCATTTGATTTTGTCATAGAATTCTGTGTTTTTTCTTGTTAAAACTACTGTGATTGTAGTTATAAATAGTATTTGAATTAAGTTTTCCCGGTTAATTCGGCAAACTTTGATGCTAAAGTTGCTCTTAAAACTTCATCTCCACTCATCATAGTCTTCTTTGTCTCTTGACCATCGATTGTGTTCTCCCCAAAGATCTGAATTTGACATATAGACATATTCATTTTACTTGGAAAGGTGATTCCATCCGGACCAAACCTGTTTTTAATAATGTGCCATCTACCAGTACCTGATATCTTGTCAGTTACTTTACGTGATAAGGATACTACAAAGTCTGCAACCATTACTTTGGCATAGGACTCGGCAATCTTATCTGCTTCAATAACATCCTCTTCTAAAGCTGATCTGTTTGCTTGTGATGCTGTGTAGATTGGTATTTGATAAATACCTGCTAGACCTCTTATATCCTCATAAATGTTACCAAGCATAATATCATGTCTAACATTGGATCCTTTACCACCAACGTCTCTAAGCAAGTCAGCGTAGTCAATAATGATTAGATCAGGTTTCATACCTTGCATAATACACTTTTCAATGTGTGCATTAAGCATTGGTACTGTAGCTGTTTTGGTTGGATAGTATTTTACAATTAGGCGACCTTTGATTCCCTTCAACTTAGCTTCTACCTCATCTTGGTGGAACTTCAAATCTTGTGATGGTATGCCTGTGTAGTAGCTATCAAACCTGGCTCCAACATAAGTTTCACTCAGCTCACATGAGTAGTAAATTACATTCTTGCCTTTCTTTATAGCATCTGCAGCAACGTTCACTAATGCCATTGATTTACCAATACCAGCTGGCGCAACAAACACTCCAAGCTCACCTTTACCTAATCCACCATCCATAATATCATTAACTACATCCCATGGTGTTGGTATGGTATCTCTTAAATTTTCTTTGAAGCGATCTGCAAAATGTTCCACATAGTCGTGACCAACATTACGATCAGTACCAGCTTTCATTGCATTATCAATAACTCTTTTAATGTCATCATACTGACCATTCTTTAGCAGATCTACGGATCCAAGTATAGCATTTTTTAGCTTTTGGTTTTTGCAAAAGTCAATAGTCTTGTCTTTTACGAATTGTAAATCTTGTGAATCAGTGTATTTAAGGCACTCCTTTAAACCCTCTACTATTGACGTTTTCAACAAATCAACAGTAACTGATTCTAGATTAACTTTCATAACCTCTAAAGTAGGTGCTGACTTATACTCATTAAAGTAATCAACTATCTGCTTAACTATCCACTGTGTGGCGTCTGTACCAAAATACTTGGGATCAATGATATCGTGAATCTGCTGCAAGAATAGGCGGTCACTCATTAGTGCCGCTACCACCTTTTGTTGAAAGGTATTTCCATAATATTGCAGTGTGTCTTGTATCATAGTGTAAATGTACTAAATAAATTTAATCTTTCAAAGCGTACATATCAAGTTTTTGTACAACTTCTCTTAACCAAAAGTCCACATTTTTAATTGCTGTGGTCATCTTGTCTTCAATTAGCATTTTGTGAAATACTGGTTTTGCAAAACGTGGAATTGGTTGTTCCAATAAATGTTGTGTCTTTAGTTTGTTGGTAACAGACATATTGGAGTCACTTAATTGAACTAATCTAAGGTTTCTTTCCAGTATCTCCTTAGAATCTTTCATTGTTTGCAATGTCTTTGTTTTATCACTGAGACCCTCAACATATTGTAAAAAATTATCTAAACTCAACAATTCTTGTTGAGCTATAATATCAAATCTCTTGAGTAATGTCTTAGCTCCAACACCATCTACTCCTGGTATGTTATCCGATGCATCACCTATGATTGCTTTGAACAAAGCAAAGTTGTGTGGATAAACACCAAACTCCTCAAAAACATCCTCAACATAATACAACTTCTTCTTGGTTGGACTCCAAACATGGACTCTTTCCGTTATTAGTTGCAAAAAGTCTTTATCTGAAGACATTATAAAACAATGTGAGTCTGCAAAGTGATCATTTACGATATATGCAATTACATCATCTGCTTCTGTGTTGTCTTGTACAATAATTGTTATAGGTAGTGCAGATAAGTACTCAGTCAATCTTATTAGCTGATGTAGCTGATTATCTTGTTTGTCTACTGTTTCAGCTCTATTTAAGCGAACCTTGAAGTTCCTGTGAGCTTTGTATTCCGGATAAATTTCTTTTCTTCTTGCTGATCCATTCTTACCATCAAACACAATAATGACCCTTGTTGGGTTGATTGCTTTGATAGCATGTCCAATGGAGAGGAGGAACCCTGAGATTCCTCCTACATGCTCTCCATCGTCATTTAAGACTGGACTAGCAGCGTAACACCTAATGAATGTATTCAAGCCATCTATAACTAGAACTCTGCTATTTTTGTTTGAATCATCAATCGTCCGGCTTTTTAATTCATTTAGGATTGCTAAATATCTGTTAGTCATTTGGTAATTCGTCGTCTGTTAAAATTTCATCTGGGTTAATATCCTCTGCTCTATACTTCATAATGACAACTTCGCAGATCTTGTTATAGCAATACTCTTTGAGATCATCATCTTCACTTACCATTGCTCTCCAGTCCTTTGCTTGAAATTTTAGCTCTTGACCATCCGGTCCGGTCATCATATACCAAGATCCTGATTGTCTAATGACTTCATAATCTTTCAACAAAGTCAACCAGCTATTTACATCATCAATACCAGAGTCAAAGTAAATGTCAAAATTGGCTTTCTTGAATGGAGGACCCATCCTATTCTTAACCACCTGAGCTTCTGTTCTAACACCTATGATTTGTTCAACAGTACCATTCTTGCTCTTTAACTTCTCCAATCCTTTCAATCGGATTCTGCAACTTGCATGAAATGGTAGTGCCTTACCACCTGACGTAGTGTACTTGTCTCCAAACATTACACCAAGTTTTTCACGTAACTGATTAGTGAAACATACAAGGATTCTTTCCTTACCAATCATACCAGTAATCTTACGAAGTGCTTTTGACATAATAATGGCTTTTGCAGTTGCCCAACCATCTTTATCATAATCAGCTTCCTGCTCAATCTTAGTTGTAGCAGCTGCTACTGAATCCACTACGATTGTTACTAGTCGATCTTTACTTGACTTACGTACTGTCTCAATAATGTTCTCCATTGCTTCAAAGATATCCTCAATAGTATCCATTGGCAAGTACAACATATCATTTACATTTACCCCAACAGCTCTCAAGAACTCTTCTGATAAAGCATTCTCTGTGTCAATGTATACTGCTAGTCCACCTTTCTTTTGAGTGTTAGCAAGTACGTGAGCCATAATAAGACTTTTGCCTGATGCTTCAAGTCCAGTTACTTCAATGATTCTTCCAACTGGTAGACCACCGTTTGGTCTGTTTGCAATTGCAAGATCAAGTAGTGTTGACCCTGTAGACACCCACTCAGTAAGATCGGTGGGTGCTACATCGTCGCCTAAAAAGTAGGCTGCTTTCATATCTTTGAACTTCTTGTTCAGATTGTCTGCCAAAACTGAAGCAAGTTCGTCCCTTCCACTCAAAGGATCACCTCCTTCGACTGGCTTCGATTTCTTTGCCATAACTTAATTAGCTATTAAATAATTCGCTGAATGCGTTTGAAATGTCGTCTACTTTTGTTGCAGTTGTTGCACCTTTGATTGGCGCACCTTTAGCAGGCGCTGCTGCTGCTTTGTTGTCAGGATTTAACCACTCTTCAAGAGCTGCTGTCATATCTTCATATGTAGGCTCTTTTACAATGTCCGTAATGTTCTTTTGACCATTAACAATCATCTCAGCAATAGCCTTGTCTTGAGTTGCTGGAGTTGCGTTAGGCTTAATACGTACAGTGTAGCTTGGGAAGGATTTACCACCTTCGTCAGCAGCAATGTGTTCGATTGTAATATCGCGACCACCCATAAGGTCTGTAATATCACCATAATCAGGATCTGCAATGTATCCTAAAAGTTCTTGGAAGATTTGTTTACCAAAGCTCCAAAAGCGTACACCTTTTTCCTCTTCACCACGTACAATTACTGGTGCGTAAACACGGAATTTAGGTTCAATTTTTTTACCAAGTTTCCAGTCATCCTTACTACCGGATTTCTTCAACTTGTCTGCGAACTCAATGATTGGATCGGGACGACCAAAAGAAGAAGGTGATACCATCACTTTCTTACCGATCTCATAGTGGAAATAGAGTTCAATAAATGGATTTGTTTTGTCATAAGCGTAAGGAACAATGCGAACTTGACTCTTACCTACTGGTGCTTTCCAGATAAGTTCGTTACCTCCGTTACCGCCTGAATTACTCGTTGATTGGATTTGCTTTAGCCGATTTTTCAGCTGATCGATGTTAATACTCATACGTTTTTGTTTTTTTAATAATATACATTAATTGATTTAATCTAACAACAGTTAGAGTGTTTTTATTTTTTCTAGCTTTAAGCACTTGTATCCTCCGTTGTTGGCTGAGAGTAGCATTGTGTCGACATAGTTTTGCCAATTGATAGCATAGGTCTTGTCTAGTACGCCATTATTTAATGCCAGGATGAGAGCGTTTAGTGCATTGATGCTGTAATAAGTGTTCGTCTCTTTTTTCTTGTTTATACTAATCGTGTCCGGTATTCTTTTTGATTTATCTACTACGTTGTATATGCACACAATACCAGTTGGTACCTGATACACATCGATGTGCATTGCGTTGTCGCTGTAACTTGTCCTTATGGTTTTAAGGCAGCTAAATATATTTTGATTATCCGTGAATGTGCAAAGCAACTGTGGCTTCATAATTATAATTTGTCATCTCCTTATAATTATCACCAATTTTCACCGAAATAGGGAACTTTTCCGTTGTTGCAGCAAATAATTTTTCCATTAGTTTACTAATATACTCCTTTTTACAATCAAAAACAACAGCATCATAAGTATACAATATTGGCACTGCATTGCTTATATCAAGGTCGGATAGTAATCTACTCAAGTACAAGTAATTAAGCTCTGTCTCAGTCATTTGTATGTAGTAATTGAAAAGCTGTGCATCTGTCGATGTTTCATAGTCTGATAACAAGGTTCTACCTGATATACCGGATACAATGTGTCCCTTTTGTTTGTACTGTTCCCACAATAGATCTGTATATGCTTTTGTTTTTGCAAAGAACTCAATGTGCAGGTATTTTTTATTTATGCCACCGTAGATCTGATTAAATGTGTATTCCTTTGCTTTTGTGACCTGTTCTTTTGTTGGTGTTGTTGTGTCAAAGTAATACTTGGCCAAGTGTTCATACACATTCTCATTACCAAAGTCATAGTCACAGAGATATGCTATAATGTGTGGGTGATATGCTTTAAAGTCAATCTCAACTAACTTACCC